TTACGCTGCAAGGCGCGGGAGGGGCTTCTCCCCTACGATACCCCCATCGATACCCCCTGCATCCGCGTGCTGATCGCGCTCGTCAACCAACGCCTGAATCCATGCTTCGATCTCCGACTCAACCCACCGAACGGAGCACCCCACGGGGACCTGTTTCGGAAAAGTTCCGGCGGAAATGCGCGAGTAGATGGTCGACTTGGGCAAGCCCGTCCGGTCGAGCACCTGCTTCAGGCGCAGGAGACGCCGGGGTGCTTGGGCGATGTTGGTGCTGGTGGTCATGCGCTCTCCTTCGCCGCAGCGGGCGGTTGATCTGTTACGAGTGACGGTGTGGTGGTGGGGCTTCATGAACTGGCCGACCGGGATGCGCCCTGCATGTGAAGGCTTAGCTGTACGACGTTGTCGGCCGGCGCCGCGATCGCGGGTAGTACCTTGCGCGCGCTGCGGGCAGGGCGGTTGTTGCGACGCCATTCGGTAAGTGCCGCCTCAGGCTCAGCGTGTCGCCTGGTAGCCTGGCACTGGCACTCGATGAAGTGTCCGCCGCCGGCGGCAGCGCCGCGCAGGTCATGGATGTGGCGCGCGCTGTGCCCGGCAGCGCACCGCGGTAGGCCCTCCGGATGGCTGATGTGTCGTTGTGTCATTGGAGGACCTCCATGATGAGTGCTTCAGCTCTGAGGGCTTGTGGACCCTGCCCGCGCGAGGCAGACTCGGGCTGGGAGTAGATGCGGCGGTAGAAATGGGAACAGATCAGGCACCTGAGTCGTTTCATAGCGTCACGCTGTCGGTACACGGATCCGGGCACCCGTACACCGCCAACATCTGGCGGGGGAGTGCCAAGCAGTGGCGTTTGCTCTCTGTCGACGTCCATCACTGCGCGGTGGTCGAGGTCCATTCGGGCCCGTTCGGCTCTTGCCGAGCCGCTCTTGAAGAAGCCGAAAGGGTCGCCATCCAAGCGCTGATCAAAGGTTCCAACAGCAAAGACAGCGCCGCTTAGCGAGATCCCGGTGATGGGATGGTCCGGACCAGCCCAAGGAGCTATCCATCGCTGCTGGCCAGGGTTACAGTGCATGCGCCCATTTATCGAAGACCCCGCATGCCCGATCGCGTCAGAGACAGCACGTTCCGTGGCAGCATCGGCGGCTACCACGTTGTGCTCACAGTCGCCCAAGACGAATCCGGCTTCTTCGGCTGTGCAGTCGAGATCGACGGGCAGCCGGTGTTGATCCTGCCGCGTCGGCTTGACCGCGTGACGGATAAGGGCGACGCCATGCAGCTCGGGGTTGCCGCCGTCGAAGCGTATATCGAAGGATTGCCGCGCAAGACCTAGCGGTGCAGAGATGGCACGCGACGCGTCTTTAGTGCCGTTGACGGCGTCCATCAGGCAGCCTCCGCCATTGGCGTAACTACCGGGTCCAGGTTGGCCTCGGCCAGAGCCCGCAACGGTGGCGGGCTGACGCTATTGCCGACCATCCGCACGGCTGCGCTCGTGGTGAGCGGGGTGCCGTCGGCGGTCCGGTCGATAACGTAGCTCTGCGGGAACCCCTGTGCTCGGAAGAGCTCGTGCGGCTTGAGCATGCGCAGACCGATGTCCACGATGACGTAGGGCGTGCCGCGGATCACCACAGTGACCAGCGCCAAGCGGTCGCGGGTCGTTACGGTATCGAGGGGGTCGACCAGCGAAGGCACGTTCGCGCCGCTGCCGTAGTACTTCACCAGAAAGGCGGCGACCCGCAGAGCGCCAGCTTCCTGCTCTTCCGACAGGACCGCGAGGTCAGCGGACACCAGTCGCTGCTGGCTACCGCTGGCAGTGATGGTGCTCACCGGGTCGCGCGCCTCGTTCCCAGCGCCTTGGTAGAAACCACCGTTCGCCTGCTCAAGGAACGCGGTGGCAATGCCGAGTGCGTGTGCCGCGCCCGCCGGACGCGCGGCGCCGGCGCCGGAGGTGATGGTGGGTACAGGCTCGGTGGCCGGCGTCCCGATGCTATCGCCCCGAAATTTGACCAGGTGCGGTGCCACCAGAGCGGTGTCAGCCTTCTGGGTCATGGTGTAGAGCGGTTCGCCACCGGAACGCGGCTCCGATTGTCCCGCCCGGCCGCCGACGCCGGCGAGGACGGGCGTTACCACGGAGAAGTGGCCTCCCTTCACCCCGGCGCAGACGGTGCGCAGGGGTTCGTCGGCCGCCATCGTGCGCTGGTTGCTGGCATTGGCATGCTCGGCAATGAACGGTGCCAGTTCTGGCTCGGCCAGCATCAGCTCTCCCCGGTTGGCGGCGGTGATGGTGCGCATCGGTTCGCGCACGTCGTGCACCCGCTCGCCGCCTTGGTGGGTAACCGGGACGATGAAGGGATCTGCCGAGTTGATGACGTGGCGCATTACACCCTTGGCAATGCGGCGCATGGTGGCGTCGGCCAGCGGCCGGCTGCGGGTGAAGATGGACGGGCAGGGTATGGAGAAGTCCAGGCAGTCAGCTGCGGTGACGCGCGGCTGCTGGTCCTTTCGGGAGCCATGACTCGCGGCCGGCCAAACAATGGCCTCTCCGTCGCGGCGGGCCAGCAGGAACAGGCGTTCGCGGCTGGTGCCGGCGCCGTAGTCGCTGGCGACGAGCTTGCGCCAGTCGACCACGTAGCCCAGTGCCCGCAGCGCGGCGACGAACTGCTGCCAAGTGCGGCCCTTGTGGCGGTTGTCCGGCACCAGCTGCTGGCATTCGACAGGCACGCGCTCGCCGCGCGCTGCAATGGAGCCGTCCATCTTGAGCACGCGGCGGGTGGCCTTGCAGCGCTTCGCCACCAGCGGACCCCAGGTGAGGATCTGCCAGACGTTTTCCATGGAGATGATTCGCGGAGCGGTATTGGTGCCGTTGAGTGCGTCAGCGCTGCGCAGTTGACCCACCCACTTCAGCACTACCCACGACAGGGCGCGGGTCTTCCTGCTTCGCGGCTGGCCGCCCTTGGCCTGGCTGAAGTGCGTGCAATCCGGCGAGGCATGGAACCAGCCGATGGCCCGCCCGGCGACATCCCGGCGCGGATCTGCGTGCCAGATGTCCTCGCGGTGGTGCTGGGTGAGCGGGTGGTTCGCGGCGTGCATGCCGATCGCGAGCTCGTCGTGGTTGTACGCCAGCGCCGGATCGATGCCGAGGGCCTGTTTGAGGCCTTCGCTGGCGCCGCCGCCGCCGGCGAATAGGTCGACGACGATCTCGCCGCGGCGCAGGCGCGAACGCTGCGGCATCGGGAAGTTGAAGGAGCGGGAGCCGTCAGCCACGGAAGTTCTCCAGGTTGTGAGTTTTGGGGGGCGGCGGAAGTTCATGGCAGAATCGGCTCCAACAGGGAGGGGGTGCTATGTCGATGCTTGACGACGTAAGCCAATGCCGGTGGCTCGGCAGCCCATGTGTTCTTGATTGGAACGCCGCGCCCGGGATCGACACCGCCAATGGCATGGCCTATGACGTTCAGGGCCTCGCTAATGTCGCGGGCAGCCAGATGGTGCAGGGCAAGGGCGCGGGCCTCCCGCAGACGTACAGTCCTACCGCACGCCTTTGCCAAATCGACGCACGAATGCGATACCAACTGGCAAGCCACCGTCTGGTTGCTGAATGGCTCAGGTGCTGCTGGTGCGACCCCAGTGAGTCCTGCACTTCGGTCCTCACACCCCGCGTTGTAGGCTTCAGGCACCCCTAACGGAGCTTCCCAATGAGCCCTATCGAAAACAGCGAACTTGTGACTCGCACCGGTGAAGTCGCCGGCGCCCAGTACATCATCAGCCTCAGGGTCGGGACTGACGGTGACACCAGGATTGAGGCAATCGTCGCAGTCGTTGGCGACCATGAGCTGCGTGCGCCCGGCTCCGGCAGCGTCTTTGATTCCGAAGAGGCCGCGATGACCGAAGCGATCAAGACAGTCGAAGGTCTGGCGGAGAGTGACGAACTGCGCCCCGATGTGGCTGGCTTGAAGCCGACCGGAGCACATCTCGCCGGTAGATAGACCTGTGCAAGGGCCGAGAAATCCTGCTCCTTGCTTGCGGTTCCGCCCGCGTTTCATTAGCGTTCCTCAGCGGGCGCCCGGCGGTGGTCGTCGATCAGCTTCTGGACCTGGTCTTGGAGCGTTGCCGCCTGGTCACAGAAGTTCGGCACCATAGTGGTGGCGAGCATGTGCAGGTGGTTGCGGACGCCCAGCAGTTCCACCAGCGGGAAGGCCGCCGGTTGGGCCAGCTGCACGGTGCCGCCGGGCTTCACCGTGGACAGCGTCGCCGGCACCGCAAACTGCAGCGCTTGGGCGACGACGGCGCGCCCGGCGTCCGTTAGGTCGAACTCGTTGTTCTCGTGGCCCTTCTGCAACCAGCCTCGCTTTTGCAGGTCCAGCAGCTCGGGCAGGTTGAGGGTGGTTTCGCCCGCCCAGCCGAACTGTGTGTCGCACACGATCAGGTTCCGGACGGCATCTTCTGGGGTGATGGTGCTGCTCTCGGTGGTCATGCCAAGGTTTCCTTGTCGTACTGCTCGAGTCTTTCGAGCAGGTAGGCGGTCTCTCGCTTCCACTTCGATGCGTCCGAGAGGCTGATGATCTTGTTGGTGGCGAAGCGCTGGAGCGCTTCCAGCGGCTCCCGGAACCAGGAGGGGTCGAAGGGGAGGGCGGCACGACTATCGGGAGTCGGTGCCAGTGGCTCGCAGTTGGGCCCTGCGTAGAAGTGACCGTCGCCGCAGTCTTGGCAAACGTCGTTCTTGTAGCGGTGGGCTTTTCCCGGCTTTTCGGCCTTGGGATGCAGATACAGGGCGCGGATATCGAGCTTCCGGCGCCTCGCGTGGATCACGTCAGCGTCTTCTGCCTTGATCCACGGCTCGACCGAGTACAAGGGCCTGCACTCGATTCGCACGGGCTTCTGCGGGCCGTACAGCTGGACCATGAAGGTTCGTCCCCAGGCTGCCACCTCGGCGGCCGGCACCGGCTCGCCAGCTGCGCCCGCGCGGCGCATGGCGCGCACAACAGCCGCCACGGTCATGGGTGCAGCTGCCGTCATGCGCGCGGCCCCAGCGACTTGATCTGCTCCAGCATTCGTTCGAAGTGCTCGGATTGGTTCCTCTCCAGCCACGCTGCGGCCGCCGCCACTGCAATAGCAGCGCCGATAGCGACGCCCAAGAGGAAGGCGACCGCGTTCACGCGGCACCCGGCGACAGGTCGTCGCGGAACTGGCGGCTCAGTTTCTGCGCGGCGGCGACCACCGCCTGGCCGCGCATGCCCGCGCGCTGTTCCGCAAGCAGCTGGCGATAGAGCGGCGCTGGGTTGAGGCCGGCAGCGCGGACGTTGTCCCGAACGGTCTGGAACTGGCGGAAATCGAAGACGTTGGTGCTCATGCGGCACCCCCTTGAGCGGCGTTCAGCGCTGCACGTCGACGAGCGCGCGCGGCTTCCAGGCGGGCGTCGGCGGCATGCAGGACCGCGAAGTCCCCGTCGTCCGCCGTGGTGGGGCCGTGATCCTTATTCCACTGCCGGTAGGTGTCCAGCCGGTGGGCGCCGGCGGCGTCGTATTCGACATCCGCTGCGATCAGCTCGGCGACGGCGGCGCGCGCGTCGAGCAGACTCTCGACGTTGCCCGTGTGCCCTGTTGCGCGGCAGTCCGCAATCTCGGTGTCGATCACAGCCACAGCAAGGGCGTTCATGCCGACACCTCGACCAGGTCGGCATTGCCGAGCTGCAGCTCCAGCGGCCGGCGCGGGAACATGCCCATGCGGGGGCGGTGCAACTGCAGCGCTGCGCGGGACAGGTCTTGGCAGAGCTGGGGAACGTCGGCGGGTTCAAGGCTGAGCAGAGCGTCGCCAATTTTGACAACGACGGTGTTGTTCTGGGGGCGCGCTTCCACGACGGCGGGAGCGCGGGCGCTAAGGGTGAGGTGCGGCATGGAAGCTCCTGGGTTTCGATTCAGGGCGAGGCGCAGTTATGCTTCGGCCATGAACTGGACGAATTGGCTGACGTTAGGACTCGCAGTGCTTGGCGCCACGCTGGGCGTCTTCAACGCTGTTTGGCTCATTCGGAAGGACACCGTGCGGCTCAAGGTCAGCTGCACGTCGCTTTTCATTCCGAGTACGGGCACGTGGACTTGCGCCGTTGAGGTCGTCAACGTCGGCTACCTTCCGGTAACGATCAACGAGGTGGCGTTCCGCCATGGTCGGCGGAGCAAGACGCGAGCCGCAGTAATTACAGATTACTTGCAGCGCACCCGGCTCCCGCTCCGGCTCGAACCGCGCACTGCCGTGAGCATCGCGGCGCAGCCCCAGATGCTGGCTGACATTGAGAGTGGGAGGTTCTCCTGGTGCAGCACGAGGACCGCGTGCGGCATCGAGTTGTTCGCCAAGATCAAGCGGCTCAGGTAACGGCTGCCAGGCTTTCGCAGCCCCGCATCGGCGGCGCCACAGACGCAAGGCGGCCCACACATTGAGAATCAATGCAGCGACCGCGAGCACCAGGGTTGCCGGTTGCGCTGAAGTTGTTTGCACGGGAAGGTCTCCGTGCCCCGGCCCGGATGGGCTGCTACGGGGGCGACGGGACTAGGATCACAAAGCGTGATCTTTAAGTCAACACGTTACGTGATGTTTCGGCGCTCGTTTTCTGAACGCGAACGATGTCGTTCAGAAAGGGACGGCTTAGTCGAAGCTGTTGCGAAGAATGCCGGCTTCTTCAAACGATACATCGTCGCGGATACACTCGCGGGCCCTGTCCAAATCACGGTGCAGGGCAATGAGCTCTGTGTCCGAGAGCTCATCGACTCCCGATTTCCCGAGCGTTGCCTGATCAACGATCAACTGCATGCCGAACTGGCGATACGTTCGGGCCAGGGAACGAATCATGCGGATATGGCTCTCACGCACGACGGAGTCAAAACTGGATCTGGCCGGCACCGGCATGGAGCCGTATGCCGTTGGCGCGTTAGGCGCTGCGTTGATTCTTTCTACCAGCTTGTGCAGCAACGCGTCCGTCTTGCTCATCTATTCCGTGCCCTCTGTCCAAATCGCGCTTCTCGCGCCACTTCGCGAAATCCACCAGGTTCCGTTGATCGGCCGGGCGGTCGTCGGCCGCAATCCACTCGTAAACGTCCGCAAACAGGTCAGCCTCGTTTTCAAAGACGACGACTTTCCCGATAGTGGCGAACGCTTCTACAAGGAAGCGGTACGTGCTGGCGAGAATGGCAGGATCGGGTCGCGAGGAATGAGACGCCGGGGCCTCGCCGAAGAGGGAGGCCACCGAGACACCTAGAGCCTTGGCCAGGAGTGGGACCTCCGACACTTTCGGCTCGCGCGCGCTGGGTGCTGACGATTCGTAGTTTGCAATGCGGCTTTGCCCAGACCAGCCACAGGCCAAGGCAAGAGCTTCTTGGGTCATGCCACGGGCAAGCCGGGCAGCGCGGAGATTGTCGGAGAAGGCCATCCGGCAATTCTTCACGTGATGTGATGTTAAGCCAACACAAAACGTGTTGCGTCGAGGATCACGATATGTGATTCTAGCGTCCATGGACGCACTCGACAAAGCTGTCAAAGCCGCTGGCGGGGTCACTTCGCTGGCCGATTCCCTGGGGGTGGTCCAGTCCACCGTCAGCAACTGGCGCAAACGCCGCCGGGTGCCGCCCGGGCACGTCATCCGAATCGAAGGGGTGACGGGAGTATCCCGGCATGAGCTGTGTCCGGAGGTATTCGGCCCTGCGAATGGGCAAGCCTCGGGAGGGCAGGGCGCAGTCGCCGGCAGGGTGCTTGAGAGCACCGTGACCAAGCGCGCGCTGCGATCCCGTCTCGGTTTGAGTAGCGACGCCCACTTGGCCAAGGTCCTGCAGCTGCCGGTTAAGCAGGTCGAGGCCTGGCCAGATGAGCAGGGCGTCCCTGCCTTGCCGAAGGTGCTGCAGCTGCTTGGTGTCCAAGAAGAACAACCGGCCGCGCTCGCGGCCCCGAACGATCCCGACGCAGACCGCGTCATTCAAGTGCAGGTGGCCTGATATGCGCGCGCTATCCGATAAGTGGAACCTGCGGCTGTGGCTGCGGGATTGGTTAAACCGGCCGTCGGTGCAGGAACTGGCCGCTCGGGCTGAAGGCGAGCGCGTTTCGCGAGAGTTCTTCGACGAGCTTTCGCGGCAATCGCTGCGGGTGAAAGGCGTCAGTCCGGACCAAGGACGTTCCGGGCGTAGCTCAACCAACCCTCCGCCTGCGGCCCCATCTGCTGGTCGGCAAGTTTGCCGATTGGCCCTTCCGCAGCCCGCTGCGCACTCACTGATCGAACGAGAGCGATGTTCTGCTCGATGTGCTCCAGCAGCTCCGCCGGTCGCGGATGCGACTTGAGCGATGCCATCAATACCGCGTCCATAACCTGGACCTGAGTGAACAGGCTCAGGAACGTTGGGTCCTCGATCAGCTCCATGTCGCCCTCCTTGCGGGCTTTGTTGTTCAGACAACCAGCGTAGCGCAAGGAGGGCGACGCCCTCGATCCCTGACTTGAATTCGTCCATGGCGCCCATCGTGCGCCGGCCGGGCCCGCCCCGAAACCTTGAAACACCCGTCTTCCCAAGGTGACCCATGACCTGCCGTACATCCGCCCTCAACTGGCTCGACGTCCTCTACAACTCCGTGCGCAAGACGCCCGGCGGCGTGGCCGACGCTGCCGCGTACCTGGCCGACAGGCGCGGCAAGACGATGCACCCGGAGACCCTGCGCGCGAAGCTGCGCGGCCTAGAGGGCGAGTCGGTATCGATCGAGATCGCCGAGCTGCTGACTGAATGGATGCAGGAGAAAGCAGGCGGAAGCGAGTACGCCTTGGAGTGGATGCAGGCGCTGGCCGGCCGCTTCGGCATGGCAGTGGATCTTGTGCCGCCGGCGCCAGAGGGTGGCTGGGCGGACGAGGTCGGGGCCGTCCAGCTGAAGCTGCTGGAAATTACCACGCGGGTGGGCCGCCTGACCGGCACTGCCGTAGACGCGATGGAAGACCGCCACATCGATAGCGACGAGGCCGCGTTGATGGTCAGCGAAGCTCGCGCGCTACGGACCATGGCGCACCGCTTGGAGCGCAACGTCGCGCGCGCTGCGGCGAAGGGGAGGGCGGAACGATGAGCGCTCTGGCCCGCAACACCCATATCAGCACCAGCCACGACGCCGCGGCTTTCGTTGCCGCCAGCGGTATCCAGCAGGCACAGCAGGGTCAGGCTGCAGCCGCCGTCAGGCGCTATCCCGGCATGACCAGCATGGAGCTGTCGAAGGCGGCCGGGTTGGACCGCTACATGCTCGGCCGCCGTCTCCCGGAACTGCTAGAGGGCGCCCAGGTGTGGCGCGGTCCGAAGAAGCCCTGCGAGGTCAGTGGGCGCAGTGCATGCACTTGGTGGCCGGTGGCCCCGGGCGACAACCTAGAACTGGCGGTTTAAAAATGTCGACGCTCACATTGGCTTGGTCGTACGCGCGCTGCGCTAGCACGCTGGTAGGTTCCAATCAGATATTCAGCTGCGCCGGGATCGCCCAGCTCGGTGCGCCGAGCCTGACAGCGGCATCACGCAATGCCGGGATTTGCGCCCCAAGCTTTGAGCGTGACTGGATCCCTGCGAGGACAGCTTGTTTGAATGCCGCTTCTGCCGCGTCACTTGTGCCGAGTCCGAGAACAAGCTCTTCGAAATGGGCTTTCATTTGGACGGGGTCCCGTTTGACGAAGCTCATCCTGTTCTTGGCTGACATGGCTGCGGCGTCGGCATCCGTTGCCGAATTCTTCTCGAGGAAGTCGAAGAACTGCGTGAGAAAGGTTTGGTCCTGCTGCTCGTGTTCGCTGATGGACATCCTCGGATACCTCGAAAGCTGCTGGAAGTCATTGGAGTCTAGTCCGGCGAGAGAGCGTCTGTCTCTAAGCGGGGGCGCTTGACATGTCCACAATCATCATGAGCAGCTGCTGGCCGCTGCAGGGTCTGAGCGTGACACAGAAAGCTGTTCTGATCTCGCTAGCCGACCAGGCCAACGACGAGGGCGTCTGCTGGCCGGCCATTGCCACCATCGGTAAGCGTTGCTGCATGTCCGCGCGCGCTGTGCGCACCGCCATGGACCATCTGGAAGCCGTCGGTATCCTGACCCGGGAGCGCAGGTTCAACAGCAGCAACGTCTACGTGGTCACTCCGGCCAAGTTCAACGCCGCCGCCGTCGCGCCGAAGGGCAAGCGGAAGACTGGCAGAGCGGGGGATGCACCGGGCGCAGGTGCTGCGCCCCATGCAGGGGGTGCGCCCGATGCAGGTGGTACTGCGCCCGGTGCAGGGGGTGAGGCACGGGGCGCAGGTCTGGAGGTGCGCCCCGTGCCGCCTAACCGTCATATAACCCTCATTGAACCGTCAGGAGAACCGTCATTGCCGGCGGGCCTGTCGGCCGCGCCGCAGGTGGTGGATTCCGAAACCGAGGTCCAGGCCGCTTGCCGAGCAACGTGGACGGCGTATGCCCGGGCCTACGGTGAGCGCCACGGCGTGACCCCGGTGCGCAATGCCAAGGTCAACGGCAACGTGAAGCAGCTGGTGAAGCGCCTGGGCCACGTCGAGGCGCCGCTGGTGGCCGCGTGGTTCCTGACGGTCAACGAGCGCTACGTCGTCCAGAACATGCACGACCTGGGGGCGCTGCTGGCGCGGTGTGAGGCGTACCGGACCCAGTGGGCGACCGGGCGCCAAGTGACCCAGACCAGCGCCATGCAGCAGGACCAGACCCAGTCCAACGTCAGCGCCGCCGACGAGGCGATCGACATCCTCCGCGCACGGAGGGCCGGCAATGCTCAGTGACCGCGAGCAGGAAGAGCTGATCAAGGTGCTGATGGCGACGGCCGAGGTTATCGGCGACCAGCTACGGCCGAATGCGGCGGTGTTCATGGTCTCTGACCTAGCAGCGTACCCGGTGGCGCTGATCGACCGCGCGCTGGCCAGCTGCCGCCGCGAGCTGAAGGGCAAGCTGTCGCTGGCCGCCATCCTCGAGCGCATCGACGACGGTCACCCCAGCCCGAACGAGGCCTGGGCGATTGCGATTCGCGCCGCCGACGAGCGGTCCACGGTGGTGTGGACGGAGCAGACCAGGGACGCGTGGAGCAAGGCGCTCCCGCTGGTGGAGGCGGGCGACATCATCGCGGCGCGGCCGGCCTTTCTGGAGGTCTACACCCGCTTGGTCAAGGACGCGCGCGCTTCCCAGAAGACGGCTACCCATCAGATCTCACTCGGTGCCGATGCCTCTGCCCGCGACGGGGTGCTGCAGCAGGCTGTCGCTGCCGGGCAACTGGTGCACGAACAGGTTGCCGAGTTCTTGGCACTGCCGAGCACGACCCCGGCTTTCAACCCGGTAGCGCTGCTGGCCGGCCGGGTAGAAGCATCGCCGAAAGCCGACGCGCGTACCCGCGCCCGCCTGGCCGAACTGGCCGAGATTCTGGAGTGCGGCCCGAAGGAGCAGGCGGCATGAACCCGAATCAGCTGGTCTTCGAGGTGCGTCCGGCGAGCGAGCCCGTCTCGGTGGCCGGCTGGTATCTGGCCTACGGCTACGGCACGAAGCCTTTGGTGCTGTACGCCCGGCGCGGCCTGACCATCTGGCGCGATGGCATGCGACACATCCCCGTGACCCGGTACGCCGGCCCTATTCCGGAGCTGACCTGATGCGCTCCCACAACCAGCAGCTCGACATCTTCGACCATGATCCGCGGCTGACTGCACCGAAGCTGGCGAAGGCGTATCGCGCCGCAGCCGACGAGGCCCTGAAACAGTTTCAGTTTAGTGCCGCAGTTCGCCAGGAACGACACGACTACTACTTGGGCGAGGCAAAGAGGCACGACGCGATCGCGAAGGAGGCCAAGCGCGCGGGTCGCCGGCGCGGCACTCGTAAGAAGGCGCTGCGCTGATGTGGTCGAAAGCTCCGCCAGCGACGAAGGAACAGGCGGCCCGAATCGAAGCGGCCAAGGTTGGGCCATGCATGGCTTGCCTGACGCTGGTGACACAGCAGCTGCTGGAACCGGAGCTCGTGGTGTACGGCTGCGACTACAACCACGCCAAAAGCGGGAACGTGCGCCGGGGCCATGCCTTCGGGTACGCCCTCTGCAAATGGCACCACATGCGGCACCCGCTGGAAGGGAACACCTTCGCGACGATGCGCCGGATCTACGGCCCGAGCCTGCTGGATGGCTCCCGGGTCTTCCACGAAACCTACGGCACCGACGACGAGCTGATCGCTCAGCAGACGTTGGTCAATGAACTGAGGGAAGCGGCATGAGCGATGAGAGTGGCGGGCGGGCGGCAGAGCTGCGTAGGGTCTTCGCGTCTGCACCGGGGGAGGCACTGACCATGCAGAGGGTGTACGAGCGCATGGGGGTGGTTGGCATCGACCAGGCAGTGGAGCGAAAGAACATCCGCAGCACCATGCCCTGCCTGGTGCGAGGCGGGTTCGTGGTTAAAAGCGGTCTCGGCCCGGCAGCGACCTTCAAGGCCACTGGCGCAGGGATGAGGCGCCCCACGGCGACTGGGGAAGGGCGCGCGGCTAGAGCCGTCCACGACCGATCGCGCGCTGCACGGGTGGGGCTGCAGGCGGCGAACACGCCCCAGCCAATCAATGTTGCGAAAGTCGAGCCGGGCGAAACGGTGGAGCAGTTCAAGGCACGAGGGGGCAAGGTTGAGATTCTGCCCACGTTCTGGGGCCAGGCGGCGGCATGAGCTTCGGGACGGGATCGGGGTCAGCGGGTAGGCATTGGGAACATCAAAGGGGAAACGCAGATGAGTGAGGGGCGGGAGCTGATGGCCCGGTTGGGGCCGAGTACGGTCAAGTTCGACACCGGTCGCGGCGGGATGCCCGACCTCACCAACCAGGACATCGCGGCGGCCCTTGGAATGGTGCCGGCGGGACTTGGCCGTGAGCTTCTGGAGGCACTGTGGTGGCCGGATAGTGGCATGCGCCGCTCGCAGCAGCTCCGGCAGGCGGTCATTGCATTGGTCGCGCCGGAATACGTGCGCCAGCAGCAGGCCCTGAATGTGGCGCGCACCGAGTTCGGCATTGCCAAGGCGTGCATGGGCTGGGCAGGCGGACCTGTCACCGAGTGCCAGCGCATTGAGCACCGCAGGGCAGAGGCCCGGTTGGAGGCGACGCGCGCGCTGTGCTGGCCGAACAACACCATGGAGCAGCTCGGGGTGCTTGCCCGCGCGATTGTGGATGAAATGGCGAGTTGCGCTTGCTGCAAGGCTTGTCAGGGGCTTCGAATCCAGGCCGCGAAGGATGGAACGGGGGTCATTGAATGCGAGGTGTGCGGAGGCGCAGGGGTGGAGTCAAGGAGCGGGCGAGAACGAGCCGCAGCCATTGGTGCGGACCATTCCGCTTATCGCCGGTACTGGCAACCGGTGTACGAATGGATGCTGGAGCACATGCGCGCTGCGGAATCGCTGGCTGCACGGGACTTCAACCGCACGCTCGCGCGCGCTGCGTAGTGGGGACTTGCCCGGTCCCCAAGAATGCGGGCAATCTTCCCAGCATCCACACGCAAGCCCCGGTCAAGCCGGGGCTTTTTCTTTGCCCGCATCCCAGCCGGATCAACCCTCGTGCCCAGCCGGCGCAGGGGCGGGCACCTCTTCCGGGACGACCATGGCACGCATCACTCCCCAACAAGCCGGCGGCGTGAACGTCGTGGCCTTCCTCGATATGCTGGCCTGGTCCGAAGGGACCGATAACGGCAAGCAGCCGACCAAGGACAGTGGCTATGACGTGATCGTCGGTGGCCAGCTGTTCAAGGGTTATGCCGACCACCCGCGCGTGCTGGTGGACCTCCCCAGGCTCAAGATCCAGTCAACCGCCGCCGGCCGCTACCAGCTCCTGCGCCGCTACTTCGAGGCCTACAAGAAGACCCTCGGCCTGAAGGATTTCTCGCCGTTGAGCCAGGATCTGATCGCCCTGCAGCAGATCCGGGAACGACGTGCGCTGCCGCTGATCCAGGCGGGGAAGATCGAGGACGCTATCCAAGCAGTCCGCAAGATCTGGGCGAGCCTGCCTGGCGCGGGCTACGGACAGCATGAGCGCAAGCTCGCCGACCTGTTGGCCGTGTATCGCAAGGCTGGTGGGGTGGTCGTGCCATGACCGAAGAAACCGTTCCGTGGTGGATGGCCGGCGGTGTCGCCGCGTTTTGGGTGGCACGGGAAACTTGGGGCGCGTTACTTTCCCGGCGCAAGGAGCGAACCGAGACGGATGCCAACGTCGATCTGCTGAATGGGTTGGTTCAGCGGGTGAAGTCGTTAGAGGAATCCCAGGCGGCGACCACTCTGCAGCTGGCTGAAGAAATCAAGTTGCGCATGACTGCGCAGGAAGAAGCGCACCGACTGAGACTGCGGGTGATGTCGCTGGAGTCGGCCATGCGCCAGGTAGGCGCAGTGATCCCGCCGGAGATGCCGTAATGATCCGTCTTTACGCCTTGCTCGCCGCCGCAGCGCTGGCCTTGTCCTTCTGGGCGGGCTGGTCCTGGCGCGGCGATCGCGCCGAAGTCGCCGAAGCCCGGCAGCAGGTCGGTGTAAGTGCCGCCCTGGTAGATCAGGTCAACGATACCCGCGCCATCGAGCATTCCCAGGCCAACAGCATGGCCGACATTGGAGCAAAGCATGAAGAAGACCGGGCAGCGGCCGCGACCGTCCATGATGCTGTTGTGGCTGACCTGCGCGCTGACCGTCTCCGGCTGCGCGATGGGTGGGCAAGCTGTGAGACCCAGCGCCTGTCCGAAACCGTCGCCAGCACCAGCGAACGTGATGCGGCAGCCCAGCGCCGAGAAGAGTTTGCGGGCGCTGTTGTTCGAGCCGGTCGCGACGCAGACGACCAACTTCGCGCCTGCCAAGCCGTCATCGCCGCAGATCGTGCCGAGGTGAGCCCTTGAAGGGCACGGGCGGCGCTGGCAAGCGGATGCTGGCCTTGGGGCGGCTCAAGACCGGTGAGATGAATAAGACCGAGGCCGCCTATGCCGAACGACTGTGCGGTCTGCAGGCTGCCGGCGAGATCCATTGGCACCATTTTGAGGGCCTGAAGCTGCGGCTGGCCGATAACACCTTCTACACCCCAGACTTCGCCGTGATGGCTGCTGACGGCGTCATGGAGTGTCACGAGGTGAAGGGCCACTGGCAGGACGATGCCAGGGCCAAGATCAAGATTGCAGCCGCCATGTACCCATTCCGATTCATCGCAGTGAAGGTGAAGCCCAAGCGGGATGGTGGGGGCTGGGAAGTGGAGAGCTTCTGATGGACGAGCGTATTGACCGCCTCCTCGCGCTTGCCGAGCGCCAGCACGCCACTATCGTGGAGCTTGGCCAACAGATCGGACGCCAGACGGAGCACATCGGATTGCTGGTGCAGTCCGTAGCGCTGTTGCTGGGTGAAGAAATTGGCGCGCCAGCAAGCGAAGACGAGGAGCCGCAGCGGTTGGACATGGATGGGAAACCGTACTGATGCCTACCCGGGCGCCCCGACACAGACCGCACGGCGGTCAGGTCAAACAGTACGCTCCGCCAGCTCGGAATCGGCAGTCAGAACGCGCCCTGGCCACCAACTCAACCTACTGGTTGCGACTGCGGGCGCTGGTGCTGGCACAGTCGCCGCTTTGCGTTGTTTGCCTCGCTGAAGGCAGAACGCGGGCAGCAAGCCACGTCGATCACATCAACGCCGACACTAGCAATAACGACCTGTCGAATCTGCAGGGCCTGTGCCGTCCCTGCCACAGCGCGAAGACTGCACGCGAGGACGGCGGGTTCGGGAACCCGCGCGCACGCGCTTGAGATTGGACCGTCAGCGGGACGAACGGGGAGGGGCGGGTCGAAAGTTGAGGTCGATCCGGCTCCGATACGTGCGCCCCCCTGTTTTTTTGCACCGTCAGTTGAGAAAAACCGTTTTTTCGCGCGCGGCCATCCCGCCCTTGGAACAGTCATGGCAAACCCCCGCAAACCCACATCGCTGAAGGTGGTTGCCGGGACGGATCGCCCTGACCGTAACGCGCCAGCGGAGGTCGCCGATCTCCCATTGGTGTCAGAGGTTCCGCCCGCTCCGGACTGGCTTCCCAATGCGCACGCGATCAAGGAATGGGACCGCTTGGCGCCGATACTTCACGCCAACAAGCTCCTCACCGAAGCAGGGCTGTCAGCACTCGGCCAGCTGTGCGCCCTCCACGGGAAGACGGTCCAGCTCTACGCTGCGGGGGAGACCCCCGTCGCTTCGATGGTGGCCCAGGTACGCGGCCTGATGAACGACTTCGGCCTGACCCCGGTAGCCCAGGGCAAGGTAAGGCCTGCCGGCGATACCGAAAGGGCCGGCAACGCCTTCGCTAACAACGGGGCAAAGCGGAAGAGCCGTGCGTGACTATGTCGGGATCGCCATCGCTTATGCAGAAGAGGCCGTAGCCGACAAGAAGGGGCGGAAATTCGGGAAGTGGATCCGGCTCGCCGGCAAGCGGTTCCTGGCAGACCTCAAGCGCGCGAAGCGCAAAAGGCCCCCATTCGTGTTCGACGAATGGCATGCCTGTGACCCCTGCGACTTCATCGAAAAGCTGCCGCACGTTGAGGGCAAGTGGGCTCGGCCGGAGATCGAACTGCACCGATCGCACGTGTTCTTCGTGGTGCAGCTGTTTGGGTTCCGCAACCTGGACGGCAGCCGGCGGTTCACGTCCGCGTTGTTTGCAGTGGCGCGAAAGAACGCCAAGTCCACCTTGGCCGCTGCGATCCTGCTGTACTGCCAGTGCTGTGAAGAGGAAGAGGGCGCCCAGATTATCTCGGCCGCCACGACCGGCAGCCAGGCGCGGATCATCTTCAACGTCGCCAAGCGGATGACGGAAAAGACGCCGGACCTGCAGGAGGCGTTCGGCCTGGCCTGTTGGGCCAATGCCATCAGCCGTGTGGAGACGGGTGCGAGCTTCAAGCCGATCAATGCGAAGGCGAGCACGCAGGACGGTTTGAATCCGTCGCACGTGGGGCTGGACGAGATCCACGCTCACAAGTCGGCAGACCTGCTGAACGTGCTCACCTCCGCCGCGGGTGCGCGCAGCAATCCATTGTGGCTTTACACCACGACCGAGGGCTACACCAACCCCGGGCCATGGGGGGAAATCCGGCAGTTCGCAAAGCAGGTTCTGCAGGGCATCCTGGGCGAGTCGGCTGACCACTTCCTGGTGGTCTTCTTCGCGGTGGACGACGAGGACGATGAGTTCGACGAGTCGGCTTGGCCCAAGGCCAACCCGCTGATGGATGCCAACCCTCACCTTCTGAAGGCAATTCGGAAGGAGGCGGTCGAGGCGCGGCAGATGCCGTCCAAGCTGGCCGAGTTCAAGATCAAGCGCCTCAATCGGCCCGCGTCTTCGGCAACAGGTTGGGTGGACCTGACCAAATGGCAGCGGTGCGGTGGCAAGGTCGATCTGGATTGGCTCGAAGGCCACTCGTGTTGGGCCGCGTTGGATCTGGCAAGCACCCTGGACCTCACGTCCTGGCGGCTGGTCTGGAAGGTTGACGGCGTCTATTACACGTGGGGTAGGCGCTTTGTCCCGTCGGAGGCTGTCCGTGCGCGTACTGAGCGCGGCGTCGTGCCCTACGCAGGCTGGGTGGCTGCTGGTCTGATCGAAGTAACAGACGGAGAGGTAACGGACTACACCGTGGTGGAAAGCCGCATCCGTGAGGACATCGAGCGATTCAACCCGGTAGCGATCGGTTACGACCGGTGGAATGTCCAGGAGATCAGCCAGCGTTTGTTGGCAGACGGCCACCCGCTGATCGAGTTCAACCAGACCACCAAGAATTACCACCCGGCGATGCAGGAGCTGGAACGGGCCTACATCAGCAAGAGCATCCAACATGGAAACGACCCGGTCCTGAACTGGTGCGCTTCCAACCTGATCGCCGTGAAGGACGGGAATCTGAACATGAAACCTGATAAGAAGCGCTCGCCGGACAAGATCGACGATATGGCCACGCTGTTGATGGGGATCGGCCTGTCGATGCCTACCGGCGATGACAACGGCGACATGGATGGCTTCCTGTCCGCCCCGATCAGGAGCCAAGCATGACGGCGGTGGCGTTGAAACAACCAGGTCGCATCGCCAGTGCCGTTCGGGCGTGGCTTGGGATCCCACTTGCGCTTACCGATGAGGCAGGGTGGTCAGCCGTCGCCGGTGCGCGTGGGCCCGCCGGAGTGTCGGTGACCCCCTCAACCGCGATGCAGGTCTCTGCCGTATGGGCTTGCGTCCGCCTGATATCGGAGACGATTGCTACCTTGCCGCTGGGGATGTACGAGCGCTCCGCGAGCGGCAAGCGACCGGCCCCGCAGCATCCGCTGCACTTCGTGATTCGCGACCAGCCAAATCCTGACTCGCCCGCCTCCGTCCACTGGGAGGCCACCGTCGCCGCGATGCTGTTGCGGGGCGCCGGGCGTGCCGAAAAGCTGATGATTGGCGGGCGGGTGGTTGGACTGCAGTTCCTCAACCCAGAGCGCCTGACGGTATCGCGCGGCTCCGATGGGAAGAAGGAGTGGCGCTATACCGGCGAAGACGGCCGGCAGCGTGTTATCCCGCGCGAGCGGCTCTGGGAGATCCCCGGCTTCACCCTTGATGGAAAGAACGGTGTATCGGTGATCGCGTACGGCGCGCACGTCTTCGGCGGTGCCATCGCTACCGACCGGGCCGCAGCCCGGACCTTCAGCAACGGCATGCTGCAGACCGTCTACTACAAGATCGCGGCCTTCCTGAAGCCCAATCAGCGTGACGAATTTCGACAGAACGTGCTTGGCTCCGTCGAACGCGGGGAAACCCCGCTGCTGGAGGGCGGCACGGACGTCGGAACCATCGGGATCAATCCGGCCGACTCGCAGCTGCTGGAGTCGCGTGGGTTCAGCGTAGAGGAAGTGTGTCGCTGGTTCCGTGTTCCGCCATGGATGGTGGGCCATACCGAAAAGTCGAGCAGTTGGGGCACCGGCATCGAGCAGCAGATGATCGGGTTCCTGACGTTCACGCTGGCGCCCTGGCTCAAGCGGATCGAGCAGGCTATTGCGAAGGATCTGATGACCCCCGCAGACCGGGCGCGCTTCTATCCGAAGTTCTCCGTGGAGGGTCTGCTTCGGGCCGACAGCGCCGGCCGCGCCGCGTTCTACACCGCCATGGTCAACAACGGCGTACTGACTCGCGATGAAGTGCGGGAGCTCGAGGACCGGGAGCCGATGGGGGGTAATGCCGCGGTGCTGACGGTGCAGAGCGCCATGACCACCTTGGATAGCCTCGGGCAGGCGTCCGAGTCCAACCAGGCCCGGGCCGCGATGCGCGCGTTCCTGGGATTCCAAGACGATCCACAGAAGGACTGACCGCATGACGATCAAGAAGCTGCCGGGCGCACCGGAGGGCAGGGTGTGCGCGGGTGTTAGCAGCCAGATCCAGCCCCGTGCGCTGGACCGCTGGAACCCGGGCGTGCGCGCCGCCGGAAATGACGACGCCGATCGCTCTATCAGCGTGTACGACGTGATCGGCCAGGACTACTGGACCGGCGAAGGCGTCACCGCCAAACGGATCGCTGGCGCGTTGCGCAGCCTCGGCAAGGGACCGGTCATCGTGAACATCAACAGTCCAGGTGGCGACATGTTCGAGGGCCTGGCCATCTACAACCTGCTGCGCGAGCACGACGGCGAGGTAACCGTGAAGGTGCTGGGCCTTGCGGCTTCGGCCGCTTCCGTCATCGCCATGGCCGGTGACACCGTGCAGATCGCACGCGCTGGCTTCCTGATGATCCACAACGCATGGGTAGTCGCCGCCGGGAACCGCAATGACCTGCGGGAGTACGCCGAGACGCTGGAGCCGTTTGATCGGGCTATGGCCGATATCTACGCAGCCCGCACCGGCCAGGACCAAAAGGCAATGGCGAAGTTGATGGACGCCGAGACGTGGATCGCGGGTAGCGACGCGATTGAGGGCGGCTTCGCCGACGAGCTGCTGCCGACCGACCAGGTCGAGCGCGGCGCCGGCAAGACCAGCGCTTCTGCGGTGCGGCGGATCGAATCGGCACTGCGCGCGTCTGGCATGCCGAAGTCCGAAGCCATGCAGCTGATCAGTGAACTCAAGTCCAGCGCGGGCGATCCCGCTGGCAGCGGTGCGGGCGATCCCACCGATCACGGCCAGGGAACTCCTGCCGTCGCACCAACCGAGGCCGATTACCTGGCCGCGCTCAAGTCGTTTTCCATCCCCAACCGCTGAGGTAAACCCCGATGAAGAACAAGTACATCCTGGCCGCCATTGTCACCACGCTGGCGCTGCTGTTGATTTCCGCAGACGCGGTCGCCGGCACCCACCTGCTGACTACCCTGTTCACCAGTCCCGAAGGCGCTCTGATCGCACCGGTGATGGCTGCCGCTCTGCCTGACGCGATCAAGGCTGAGCTGGAAAAGATCAGCGACCAGATCAAGTCGCAGGCCGAAACCGCCGAGAAAGAGATCAAGGCGCACGCGCGGCTTACCGATGAAACCCGTGCCAACGTCGACAAGCTGCTGACCGAGCAGGGCGCCCTGCAGGCGCGCCTGCAGTCGGCCGAGCAGCTGGTGGCCAAGCTGGAACAGGGCGGCGCCCAGTACGCCGCGCCGCAGTCCATGGGCGAGCAGCTCACCGCCAACGAAGACTTCCAGGCGTGGGCGGCACGGGCGGCCAGTGGCGGCGGCAGCAAGTTCAACATGGACGTGAAGGCTGTCGTGACCAGCGACGGCGCATCGGCCGGCGACCTGATCGTGCCGCAGCGCCGGGAAGGCATCATCGCCCCGGGCCTGCGCCGCCTGACCATCCGCGATCTGCTGAACGTGGTGCCGACCAGTTCCAACGCCATCCAGTACGTGCGCGAGACTGGCTACACCAACAGCGCGGACGTGGTGGCCGAAAACCCGACCGGTCTGAAGCCCGAATCGAACCTGACCTTCGAAGCCGACCAGGCGGCGGTGACCACCATCGCCCACTGGATCCACGCCTCCCGCCAGGTACTGGCCGATATTCCCACCCTGCGCGGCTACATCGACGGCCGCCTGCGCTACGGCCTGAAGCTCAAGGAAGAAACCCAGCTGCTCAAGGGCTCCGGTGTCGGCCTGAACATTGACGGCCTCTACACCCAGGCCCGCGCGTACGCCAACCCGGGCGTCACCGTCCAGAACGAAACCCGCATCGACCGCCTGCGTCTGGCGCTCCTGCAGGTCGAGCTGGCCGAAGCCTGGGCCGACGGCATCGTCATCAGCCCGCTGGACTGGGCGGCCATCGAGCTGCAGAAGACCGATGACAACGCCTACCTGTTCGCCAACCCGCGCGGCATCACCACGCCGGCGTTGTGGGGCCGCAACGTGGTTCCGACCCAGTCGATGGGCGGCGGCGAGTTCCTGGTGGGCGCTTTCGGCGGCGGCATTGCTGCCGAGCTGCATGATCGCGAGGACGTCAACGTCATGGTTGCCACGCAGGACGACCGCGACTTCGTCAAGAACATGGTGAAGATCCTGATGGAAGAGCGTCTGGCGCTGACGGTCTACCGCCCGGAAGCATTCGTGAAGGGCACCATGACCGACCTCGACACGCCGTAAGGCGGCGTTACGGTCCATCGAGAGGGCGGCTTGGCCGCCCTTTCCTTTATTTGGAGAAAGGACATGTACGAAGTACGAGCGATTGGCAGCTTTGACCACCACGGCTCCCGCAAGGTGGGCGATCAGTTCACGGTGGGAAACCAACGGCAGGCCGAAGAGCTGGAGAAGAAGGGTCTCGTAGAAGTTCTGGGCGACCCGGCCGAGGCGGGCAGCACCAGCGCCAGCACGGAAGCCGACACCGGCACCGCCACTGCCACCGGTACTGACGCTGGTAACGGCACCGGCAGTGGCGCGGCTGAAGGCGGCATCAGCGGCAGCACCACGCCGACGCCGGGGGAGCTGCTGGTCGGCGGCAATGCCCCGGACGTCATCGCGTCGCTGGCCGGGCTGCAGGACAAAGCCGTGCTGCAGTCTGCGCTCGATGCGGAGAAGGCCGGCAAGGACCGCAAGACCGTCGTCGAAGCGCTGGAAGCTGCGCTGAAGGCCGAGTGATATGCGCCTAGTCACGATCGAGCAGGCGCGTGCCCAGGTCGCTGCGGTGCCTCACCACGACGCGCAGCTCCAGCTGTACGTCGGTGCGGCGGAGCAGGCGGCCGAGGATTTCCTCAACCGCCAGGTGTACGCCACGGCGGAGGATCTGGCGTTGGCGGTGCTCGATGGCTCCGCCGGCGAGGAACCGATCGTGGTGAACGACGCTATCCGGGCAGCGGTGCTGCTGATCGCCGGCCACCTGTTCCGCAACCGCGAGGACGTGACCGGCGAGGCAACGCACCAGTTGCCGTCCGGCGCGCACTCGCTGCTGTGGCCGCATCGTCGCGGCCTGGGGGTGTGATATGGCCACTGACGCCGGCAGGTATCGGCATCAGGTAACCATTCGGGGCATCGTTGAAGGTGCCCCGGATCCGCTCAGCGGGCAGCCCAGCAAGGACTGGGGTGTCCTCTACGAGAACGTACCGGCGGAGGTCCTGACCGGCCCCGGCCGAGAGGGCGTGGCTGCGGGCGCCGAACGCGCGGAAACGGACGCCCGCATTAACCTGCGCTGGCTTCCGGGAATCGATACCGAGATGCGGGTGATCTGGGAGAGCGAACCGAACGGGCAGCGTCCTGAGTTCGCTATCCAGACCATGGAGTTGGACGCCACGGGGATGCGGGAGATTCGCCTCCGGTGTGTTCATGGGAGGGAAAGTGGCTGATCAGATCCGCATCGAGGGTCTGGACGGCCTCCTGCAGTCCCTCCGGCAGTTGCCAAAAGAGCTTCAGGGCAAGCCCCTCCAGACTGGCATGCGTAAGGGTGGCAACCTCATCCGAGACGAGGCGAAGCGCCGCGCGCCTCGCGCCAGCGGCTTCCTGGCAAACCAGATAGTCGTGCGCCGAGCTTCCGCGAAAGACCGGCGAAAGGCTGCCGTGGGCCCCGGCGGCGAGTACTTCACCGTGGGCGTCCGCACCGGCAAGAAGGTCAAGTACGCCAACACGAAGCGCAACCGCCGGCAAGGCAGGGTGGGCAAGCTTTACGAGCAAAGCGGCTGGGCCCATTACTGGCGCTTCCTCGAGTTCGGCACGAAGAACATGCGCGCGCGCCCCTTCCTCACCCCAGCGGCGGAGGCCCGCGGCCCGCAGGCGGCACAGGCGATGATCGATGAGACCCGCAACGCGATCGACAATATCCTGAAGGCAAGGGGCTGGAAATGATGGTGCCACTGATACAGGCCGTGATGCAGGGCAGCGCGGGGGTGCGCGCTCAACTGGGTAACCCAGTCCGCTTTTTCTATGGGACCGCACCGCTCAATACGCCCATGCCATACGGCGTTTGGGACATCGTCGGTGGTAGCCCGGAAAACCTGCTGAGCGAGGCGCCACCAGCCGACGGCTGGCGGGTGCGCATTACCGTGTGGGGCGGGACCCTCACCCAGGCCAACGCCGCAGCGATGGCCATCCGCGACGAGGTTGAGCGCCGCGGCAGCATCGAGTCCTACAACCCGACCCCGGACGATGACGACACCGGCGCCTTCGGCATCTCCTTCGACGTGCGGCTGCTGGAACTCCGGTAACCGTACGCAGCAACAACCCCAACCGCCGGCGCTTGCCGGTTTTTTTGTGCCCGGCGACCGGGCTCCACCCCAGGAGACAACGCAATGCCTGTCTTGAAGTCCAAACACACCCAGCTCTTTATCGCCGTGGGCGCCGCCGAGGTCATCAAGGTGACCCGCGTTCGCTCCGTCGGCTTCCCCGACGGCCAGGCTTCGGAGATCGATATCTCCGACTTCGACGACGACTGGGATCAGTTCGTGGCCGGCCGCAAGGCGACCGGCAGCACCACCATCGAGGTGATCTACGACCCCGAAGACCACGAGGCACTGGAAGAGCTGCACCGCACCGGCGAAGTCGTGGACTTCCTGGTCACCGCGCCGCTGTCCGAAACCGCTGGCGTACAGCTGCCGGTGGCGGTCGATGGGGTGATCACCGCGCCCACCACGGTAGTTTCCAAGCAGTTCCGTGGATTCGTCCAGAACTTCGCGGTGAACGTGGCCGACAACGACGTCTGGAAGGCCACAATGACCATCCGCGGCTCCGGCGCGGTCACCACCAACCGCCCGGGCCCGTAACGACGGGAACGGCTTCCAGGCCCGCTCCGGCGGGCCTTCTCTTTTGGCAGGGTGCGCGGATCCTCCGCGTGTTAGCCGTGCGCGGCCCGCGCGCTCTGCCGCCATTTCAGGAAACGGCCAATGAGCAAGACCAACGAAACCCGGGTGACCGCGCAAGACGCGGTCACCCAGTCCCTGCTGCAGACGTTCCAGACCTTGGGCATGTTCGCCCCGAAGGACGTGCAGCCCGATACCATCGAGCTGGAGCCTGGCGTCACCGCGCAGTTCCATGTGCGCGCACTGCCCGACGCGGAGTTCCGCAAGCTGTGGTCCGACGGCGATCGCGCCAAGCTGATCGCCGCGACCATCTGCGACGAGGATGGTCGCACCGTCATGACCGAGAAGCAGGCCGGTCAGCTCAAGCCGCGCGTGGCGGCACGGTTCCAGGAAATCGCCCTCAAGCATGCTGGCTTCGGTGAAGCGGCCGAGGTCATCCAGGAGGAAGCGGGAAACGACTGAGGCAGCGCGGCGAGGAATGGTTCTGGCACGTCCTCGCCGGGCACCTGCACCGAACCGTTGGGGAGCTGCGCGCCGTCATGACGCGACGCGAGTTCCTGTGGTGGTGGGAGTTCCACCAGCGCAACCCGCTCGATCCGGTCAGTCTGCACATCAAGCCCGCTGCCTTCATGGCCTACATCACCGCTGCGCACAGCCAGGGCGGCACCAAGCGCAGCATGCAGCACTTCCTCGATTCCCTGTTGCCCCGGTCCGACGAGGACGAGGCCCAGGACTGGTTCGATTCTCTGTGAGGCCCCATGGCTGAAACGTTCGGTCGCTTCGCAGCGGCCCCCATCGGTCCGCTTCTGGCTGCTCGCGACGGCGGACTCACCTTGGCCACGACAGCGGCCGCCGACCTCAACCGCATGGCCCGCTCCGACATTGCCCAAGCTGAAGGCACGGTCGGGGTGGAGTTTGCCGTGTGGGGCGATGACGAGATGGCGGCCGTCGTCGGCATCGTGACAGGCTCGGCGCCACTGGACGCCTATCCGGGTGCCACTGCTGGCGGGCTGGGTTGGAACCTGGCCGGCGGCCGCCTGATCATCAACGGCAGTGCCGCCGCGGTGGGCCTTCCGTTCGTTGGCCGCGGCGACACGGCCGGGCTGCTGGTGGAGATCGGCAGTCCGAACCGCCTGAAGCTGTACCGCAATGGCGGGCTGGTCCACCAGCGCGACTTTGTCATGGCCGGCCCGTTCTACTTCGCCGCTGCCCTCGCGGCGACGGAGGCCGGCGGCCTGAACATGGCCGTCAACGCTGGCCAGTGGGGCGCCCGCAGCCCAGCAGCTGCCGCCGGCTGGCGTGTGGCAAGCCCGGCGTTGGAGGTCGTCCGGCTGTCCGACGTGGACTGGCTGACCGCGCCCGGAGACACACCGAGCAATGCGCGGTTCGAGGGTGTGCTCTCCGAGGGAATCAACCTGGTCAGCGAGATCAATTTCTGGCCATGGGGCGGGGAGCCAGTGAGCCAGACCAGCGCCGCCGAGTCTACAGTGCTGGACGCCGAGGGCCGGCTGGATGAGCTGGCACAGCGCGGCGTGTCCGGCCTGCCGGTTCAGATCCGCATGGGGTCCGAGGCCGGCATGCTCAACGACACGGTGCCGGTCTTCCGTTTTTCGGTGGACCGCATCGAGATAAACGACGACGGCAGCAAAACACTGCACTTCAAGGACGCCCACGACGACCTCGACGGCACCATCAACCGTGGGGTGTTCTTGCCCAACATCACCGGTCTGGCGTGGAAGCCGCAACCGGTCGTGATCGGCGCAGTGGCCAGCGTGCCGGCGATGGGTGCCAATTCCGACGCCACGGCCATGTTTGTGGCCGATGGCCCGATCTTCGCGGACGTCGTGATGGACCGTGGTGACACGATGGAACCCGGCACCTATACCGTGTCGCCCGACGGCCAGCAGCTCATCATGAAGTCGCCGCCGGTGACGCCGGTGGTGGCCGATCTGTCCAGCGTGGGCCCCGGTCAACAACCGGCGACGTTTCAGCAGGCGATGGCCGACATCATGGGCCGGCTCGGCAAGTCGGCTTGGGTGGCAACAGACTGCGCAGCGATCGACGCCGCCACCGGGTACGCCGGCATTGGCTACTACGCCGGCAACGCCATCACCGGGCGGGACGCGATGAACGCGATCCTGCCCAGCTACAGCGCGGCCTGCTACCAAGATCCCAACGGCGCGCTCCGATTCACCCGCGTGGTGGCGCCGGAGAGCTACGCCGGCGCGGCGGCCTTTGACCTAGGCGAGGCGGACTTGGCGGAGGACCTGCTGTGTGTTCCGGACGACGCCCCGAACCTGACGCGGCGCATGGCGTACCGGCCCAACGCCCAGGCGCTTGCTGCCTCGGACCTGGTCACCGACGTGATCGATGTGCCCCAGTGGCGCCGGGACGAGCTGGCCGGGTTGTTCCGCGCCCAGGTGTACGGCGCCGGGGCGCTACACCCGCACTATCGCCGCGCGGATGCAGCCGATCCGGTCATCGCCCTGTTCTGGCGAGCCGCCGATGCCCAGGCTGAGATCGACAGGGTGGTGGCCATCTACCGCGAGCAGCGCTTCTTCTACCGGGTCAGCGTGCGCGGTGACCAGGAGCTGGCGCCGCAGCCTGGCCAGATCGGAAGGATCACATACAGCCGGTACGGCCTCTCTGTCGGAAAGCCGGTTTTGGTGCGCCGCGTAGAGCGCAACCCTGCCACGGGGGACGTGGTGCTGACGGTGTGGGGGTGATCCGGTGTTGATCGGGTATGGAATGCCGGCGGTCCAGTCGGTTTCGTTGGTGGGCGGCACCTGGCTGACGGCTGACGCCGGCACGGCGCTTTTCGACGGCAAGCCGGGGCGCCGCAGCCGCATCAGCCGCTCGGGCGCGCTGTCCATCAACATCGTGCTGGCCGAAGCCATCGTGCCGGGCATCGTGGCCGTCTTGGGCCTCAACGTCCCGCCCGGGGTTCAGGTCAGCGCCGCCGGCGCCACTGCCACCACCATCCGGCTGCCGAACGGAAGCGTCTGTGCGTGGCTGTTCCCGCCGGCGGGAGGCCCCGTTTCGAGCGTTGCGGTGCAGATCGATACGGTGGTTGCCAACGTCGAGGTGGGGGAGATCGCTATCTTCCGTACAGTGGACGTTGGGATCACCGACGGGTGGGCGGTGGCGCCGATCGACACCAGCGTTCACACCCGCACGAAGGGTGGCCAGGTCAACACGGTGCCCGGTGCCACGTATCGCCGCCTGACGGCCACGCTAAGCGCCAGGGCAACGGAAGTGGTGCGCAAGGGTGGCCTAGCGGGCGCGGACTGGGAGATAGTTGCCCAGGCCGCGGCGGGGCGCCAGCGGGCGTGCGTCGTGCCGCAGTACCGCGCCATGGTGAGCAAGACGTTTGACCCGGTGTTAGCCGCTCGCGCTGCACTGTATGGCTACGCCACCCAGCTTCCCACTGCCGAAAACGTGAGCCGTCAGTACTTTACGGGCTATATCGAGTTCGAAGAGATTCCTGCTTGATTTCCTGAAGGTGGTGGCATGATGGGATCTCCATAACCATCGGACCGGTTCATGCACATCGTGTTGGTAGTCCTGGCAATCCTTGTAGCCATTGCCGGGGCGCTCATGCTTACCCAGGCAACAATGGGTGTCGGAGTGATTGCGTTCGGCATCTTCCTAATCGCACTGGCCCGCGTCGTCCAAGCTGAAAGACAGCACTCACAGCTGCTTGGAACACGGGAGTAGATCCGCGCAACTGACCTCATCCAGCCCCGCCTCGAGCGGGGCTTTTTCGTTTCCGGAGCCCTTGATGTCCCTCTATACGCTCACCGTCGACCTTCTGATGAAGACTGGCGCATTCGAGAAGGACGCAGGCAAGGCTGCGCGGCAGTTCGAGCAGAAGATGCAGTCGATGACGGCCACTGCTCGCAAGGCGGGCACCGTCATCGGCACAGCGATTTCCGCAGGTCTCGCGGCCAGCAGTACGGCAGTTGTGCAGTGGAGCCGCCAAATCGCTGATCTGTCCGTGCAGTACGACCGCATGGCAACGCTGTCGGGCACCAGTTCGCAGGTGTTTCAGCGTATGGCCGCTGGTGCCAGCACCGTCGGCGTCAGCTACGAGAAGCTGGCCGATATTTATAAGGACGTGCAGGACAAGGTCGGCGACTACATCCAGACGGGTGGGGGTGCCATGGCGGACTTCTTCGAAAACATCGCCAAGAGGACGGGCGTCACTGCCGAACAGATGCGGAAGCTTTCGGGCCCGGATGCCCTTGGCCTCTACTTCAGTAGTCTCGAAAAAGCCAACCTGTCACAGTCGGAAATGACTTTTTACATGGAGGCTATCGCCAGCGACGCTTCGGCTTTAATCCCGCTTCTGCGAAACAACAGCGCAGGGATGAAGCAGTGGGGTGAGGCGGCCGACGCGGCCGGTGCAATCATCGACGGGAAGACCACGAAGGCAACGCAGCGCCTTCGGGAAATGTCGGTTGAGGCAGACCTTGCCATGCAAGGACTCAAGAACAGCGTCGCGGAAGAGCTGTTGCCGGAACTGCAAGGTCTCACCGAAATGTTGGGCTCGGAGCAGACGCGCAATGCTTTCGCCAGCATCACGCGCTGGGCTGCGGAGCTGACGGGCGAGATGGCGAATGGTGCCGTCCAGATTGTCAACTTCATCGAGCGCTTCGCCGAGCTTCAGGGCCTTGAAGGCGCTGCACCGTCGGCACTGAGCGGGGCATCGGAAGACGCGCTCAACGAGCAGTTGGGCGTGCTCAACCAGCGCAGGAAGCTGTTGCTGGCGGTCGAGGCTCCTTCGATTCAACGCGACAAGGCTGCCAGCGACCTGCATGACGAACAGTTGCGGATTCAGCGCGAGCTGACCCGGCGATACAAGCCGCAGCCGATTCTGATCGATGCTGGCCAGGAGCTACCGGATTCTGCGCTGAAGAACCCTCCCAAGCGATTGGGATACGAGCCGACTGGCAACATCGGCAAGGGCGCCCGCGACAAGGCTGCTGCTGATGCGAAGCGGATGGCTCAGGAGGCCAAGCGTCAGGCCGAGACCATTGCCCGCTACCACCAGCAGGCCGAAGAGGCGGCGGGTGCCATGAATGGGCCGGTGGCTGCGGCTATGGCCAAGCACCTGGGCAACATGGCCGAGTACAACGGCTTGCTGGCAGAGGGCAACCTCGCCCAGGCCGACGCCAACGTACTGATGGCGCAAAGCGCCATGGAGTACGCCAAGGTGGCCGCTGAAGTAGAAGCTGCAATGGCCGGGCCCGAGGCGTTGATCGCTACGATGGATGGCGAGCTGGCGATGCTGGGCAAGATCGGCCAGGCGCGCGAGCTGTACCGGCGACAACTGATCAATGAGCGCGACATGCGCCAAGAGCTCCAGAAGGCAGTAGAGGCTGCCGGCAGTAAAGAGGCGCTGGCACTGGCAAAGGGAGTAGCCAGCTACGAAGACTACGAGCGATCGATGCTCGCCGCCGCCGATGCGTCCGCTGCGCTCTCGATCCAGGTCGAGGAGGCCGCGGCCAACATGGAGGCGTGGGCCAGCGTTGTAATGCAGGGCGTCGACGGTGCTGCAGATGCGTTCGCGGACTTCGCGGCAAGCGGACTTCGTGACTTCGACAACCTGTGGGACGACATGAAGGACGTCGCCAAGCAGGGGCTCCGCGATATCGCGCGCGAGCTGTTGCAGCAGAAGCTGGTGATCCCGATCCAAACGAAGGTCATGGACGGGATCAGCAACTGGGGCAGTCAGGGCGGCGGCTTCAGCATGGACAGCCTGATGGGCCTGTTCGGTGGCAACGGCACTGCCGGTGGCGGCCAGAACCTAGGGAACATCGCCGGCCTGTTGTCGAAGGGGCAGGGGTTGTTCGGTGCGGGGGCTGGTGCGGCCAGCAGCGGCGCGAGCGCCGGCACGCTCATGGGCTTCGGAAACAACGTGGCGGCCCTCACGGGCGGCGGTGCCGCAGCAGCGGGTGGTTCGTCCGCCGCAGCCGGGGCCGGTGCGGCAAGCTCGTCGATGGCCGCTGCGGTGCCGATCATCGGCTGGATTGTGGCCGGCATGATGAAGAACGCGGAGCTGTTCGACCAGGGCTGGGACATCGCCAACGGCGAGAGTTGGGCCGGCAAGATAGCCACCGCCGGCGCTGTCGGACTGGCCGACAAGTCCTTCCGCGGGCTCGGCTTCAACGACAAGACAGCTTCTATCCTGTCTGGCTCTAGCATCCACGCCAAGCTGTTCGGCCGTAGCGCGCCCAAGATCACCGGCCAGGGTCTGACCGGCAGCTACGGTTTCGGCGGCTTCGACGGGCAGAGCTACGCGGACATCAAGGCCAAGGGCGGCCTGTTCCGCAGCGACAAGAAGTGGACGCAGTACACCGGGCTGGACCCCAACATCGACCGCACCTTCGATATGGCAGCGCGCCAGGTGCGCGGTGCCAGCACCGACTTGGCAAGGCAGCTCGGCGTGGATCTGTCCCAGCAGCTGGCCGGGGTCAAGGTCACCTTGGGCAAGCTGACGCTGTCGGCCGATTCTGCCGAGGCCAAGGAGCAGCTGGCGGCGTACTTGGGGGACATGACCGACCGCCTCTTCACCGAGGCCGTGAAGGCCGCAGGGTTCGGTGGTCAGCTGGACGAGTACTTCGAAGCGTCGGACGTCTTCAGCGCGGTGAGCGCATCGATCGCGCTGGCCGTAGGGAATGCCGACGAGCTGGGACGCGCGCTGAACGGGCTGGAGATCGACAAGGTCAACAAGGCGGTGGACTACTTCCAGGACCTGGCGGGCGTCGCCGGCACGGACCTGGCCACCCAGATCGAGAAGGTGACCGGCCTGCTGGGCAACTACGCCACCCTGATGGCGGACGTGTCCACGCAGCTGCTGACCGGAAATCTGACCAGCTACCAGTCCCAGGCTCTGACCGTCGAGCGCACGTATCGCCAGCAGGTGAAGGCGGCCAATGACTATGCCAAGGCGCTGGGGCTGTCCGGTGCCCGCGCGGAGGACCTGGCCAAGATCGAGGCGCTTCGGGCCACCAACATGGGCAAGCTGCAGGCCCAGATCGACGCCGACAAGAAGGCGATGACGTATGGCTTGTCGGTCAGCGACCTGTCGCCACTGACCGACCAGGAGAAGCTCCAGACGACGATGCGCGAGCTGGAGCGTGCAGTGTCCGGGGGCGACTCCAGCGCCGCGCAGGCGGCCGCGCAGGCCGCTCTCGGCTTCGGTCGGGACCTGTACGCCAGCGGGAAGGACTACAACGCCCTGTATGGCCAGGTCACCGGCCTGATCGACGGTATGAAGGTCGGCAACCTCGACCTCGAGGACGGCACCAGCATGGGGCAGCTGGCTGACGCGATCGAGGCACTGCCCGACAACTTCAGCCGGGCAGTTTTCGATCTGGTGGTGGACAATAAGGCCCAAGGAGAAACCACGGCAGCGGTTCAGCAAGGCAATGCTTTGCTTGCCCAGGTAGTGGAACGCCTCGACAAGATTGAGGCATCCACCGGAAAGACTGCGGCAGTTGGCAGTAGCACCGCTCTTCGGGCAACTCTTAACCGCTGATAGTAGGGGCGTGGCGTTGCGCGAGGGCCTTGCTCCTGAACGATACCGCGAGCATTATTCATTTCTCTGTCGCTAATGATCAATGCCCATGACCGTGTCTATCGTGCTGTTTCAGCGTTTCGATAATGGCGAGCATCTTTCGGATTTCATGCATGAGCTGAAGGCCAGGGTGCAAGACGTTCATCAATACGCCGACAACGTCGTCTTTGCCAAGCATGAGGGCAGCTCTCGCGATCTTTTTGAGGTTTTGAAGACGGCCCTTCCGGTTGGCAGGTTGGGGGAGGTACTGGTCATCACCGCAGAAGGGATTCAAGACACTAGTTGGATCACTAATGGCGCGACCTTCGATTGGCTCAACGCGGCCCTCCCGAACTGGGACACCAGTAAAAGGGTGTAGTTGAAGAGCGGTCGAGCCGATCAACACCGCGCTGACCGCAGCGCTTAACGAAAGGTAAGACCCATGCAGGCAAGGAAAATCACCCTGATCGAGATCGGGGCGGGCGCGTTGCCGGTAATTACGCCGGCAACGCCGCGGCAGTCGTCCTGGTTCCCCATCGTCTATGTGTCCCCGGACACGCCTCCGGTTGAGGGTGTAGTCCCGAACCCGGTGGCGGATGGCGTCCTGATCGAATGGGACGCCGTCGACCAGGAGGGCGTGCTCTACATCATCGAACGCGGGCCCACCCAGGATGGGCCCTGGACGGAGATCGCTCGGGTAGTGGAGACGCGCTACCTCTACAGTGACGGCAGCGGCCAGGAATGGTGGTTCAAGATCACCGCCAGCGTGCGTGGGAAGCCGGGTGAGGGGGCCGTTGTGGTGGCCAAGCCGCCGCAAACCGTGCAGGACATCTTGGACCTGTTCGCGGAGCAGACGCAGCAGGCGGCGGAAATGGCAGCTGGCTTCGCTGGGCAGGCCGCCCAGATCGCCAGCCTAGAAGCTGTGCTCTCGGCCGCCGACTACGATCCTGCCGTCGGCTACGCGCCCGGTACGGTGGTGAAGTGGCAGGGGGGTCTTTACTACGCCCTTGTCGAGACGCTCGGCAACGTTCCTTCGAATGCTACGTACTGGCGGAAGATCGGTGACTACGACAGCTTGGCCGAGGCCGTCGGGGCCCAGGCGCTGCTGATCGCCACGCAGCAAACCCGCCTTGAGCAGACGGAGGATGCGCTTGAGGTAGTGGCGGAGCAGGCAGGGGCGGTCGCTGCGGCTCTTCCGGGCAAAGCCGATGCATCTGCGGTCAATGCCCTGGCGGGTCGCGTTGGGCAGACGGAACAAGGCGTCGCAGCCAACGCCCAAGCCATTCAGAGCGCCAACACGGCGATAGGTGGGAAGGCCAGTGCCGCAGCGCTCAACGCGCTCTCTTCCACGGTGCAGCAACAAGGCCAGAGCATCGAAGCCAATTCCATCGGACTGAACAGCGTCCGTGCTCAGATGGGCGGGGGTGGCAACCTGCTTCGAACTACCGAGTTCTTGGGAAACAACGCTCTGGCGCCTTGGGCTACTGCGGCTGCCTCAGGGTTTTGGCAGCGCTCCGACTCGTTCCTTCAGGATGCGCGGGTCCCGCCAGGCATGAAAGCCATGGCGATGTATGCAACGCCTGACAATGGGGTCGGCACCTATCTGCAGACATACCAGGACGTTCCCTGCGAGGGCGGCAAGCCGTATATCGCCTCGGCTTACCTGCTTCCGTACGGACTTCGGGCCAACGTGTCGCTCGTGTTCATCAACGCGGCGGGGTCCGGCGTCGGTAACGCGTCCGATTCGGCATCCGCCACGAACTACAACCCCAATGGCAATTTGAGTGGCTACACCCGTGTATTTGCAACCGGGATAGCACCAGCTGATGCGGTCAGGGTTCGCGTGTCCATCTGGACAAGCAAACTAACAGGCGCTGGGTCCGATGCCGCGCTGTGGGCGTTGAGGCCTCAGCTTGAGCAGGCGAAGGAAGGGCAGTCGCAACCTTCACCGTGGCAAGCCAGCAGCGCCGGCTTGGACGAAAAGTACTCCCAGGTGACGCAGTCCATCGAAGCGCGCACCACAGTAAACGAGAACGGCCTTGCTTCCTACTTCGCCAGCTGGACCATGTCTCTGGACGCAAACGGTCGCGTCGCCGGGATCCGGTCTGTGAACAATGGCGCCACCAGCACTATTGACTTCCTCTTCGACAAGGTTCGCTTCGTGTCACCTGGTAGCGGCCGGCGTATGGAATACAGCGACGGGCACTTCCTGGGCTACGACGAGAACAACGTGCGCCGCCTTCGCCTTGGAACTTGGAGCGCCTGATGCCAACCGGACTGCAGTGCTGGGACGCGAACGGCAACCTCACCGTCGACCTGACAAGTCGTATGACGCGGCTGCTTGGGTCGGTGAATCAGAGTACAGGCGGCTCGAGGCAGGAGCCCGCGCTTGCGCAGGGAATTCCATTCGTTCTTCCAGTTTTAGATCAGAACGGGCTGATGTATCCCGAAGATATCCGGGTTCCCACCATCAGCGGAATCACCATCACTTGGCTTGCTACAGCGAACTTCTTCTACGGGACGTACTGATGCCTGCCGGTTTTGAGTTCGTGAACAACAACCAGAACGTCATCATTGACGAGAAGTTCTTCAACTACGCGTTCATCTCTAAGCACACTCTGACGTTCCAAGCTGCGGCGGGGCCGGTCACCGGAGGGTTTGGCAGGCAGGCCTTTCTAACCGTGCCCGGTGATCGTCCCATTGTGGCAGTGCGCTCCAGCAAGCCCTTCACTGTCAGTCGTGCTCGGCCAGTCAGCGGCGGGTGGCAGTTTGGTTGGATCAGTAGCAATTTTGGTGGCGCTGCGGTGGGTGACACCATTGAGGTGTTCGTATTCGATCGCCCGCCAGCGCGCTCAGGCCCTGGCTCTGGCCTTCAGGTGTTCGACGACGCCGGTCGAATCGTGTTCGATTCGCAGAACAGGTACATGAAGGTGGTGGATGCGCGCACCTTGATCGGGGCGACGCCGACTGCAGACGTGAATCTTGGCCCGGGGGTCTACGCGCAGATCATTACCGTTCCTGGCTTCCGCTGGACCGGAAATCAATCGACACCGACGGCAGACTGGCAATGGGCATGTTTCGCCGGGTTGGTTACTTCCAACGGCAACGGGTACACCGTCGCTCAGGGAACGACGGGAGAGGGCTCATATGCCTTCTTCGGCAATCCGGCTCCCCGGGCAACCAACGACCAGATGCACATCATGACCGTAGACGTAACCGGATACTGACCGGAGATAACAGG